GCGCCAAGACGTTTTCGCGCCCCATCACCTCAGCGGCAATAGCGGAGTTGCCACCAAGGCGACCCGACGCTTGAGCTGCCTCGCGAGCGGTCTGCTGATACATCCGCTGCTCCTCTGGGGTGATGCCTTGGGCGGATGCCGTGGCTCGATCAGCTTCCATCTGCGCCTGCTGGACAGCACTCGCCTGCTCTGGCGACAAGCCAGCCAGCAAACCACGCGTGAGGTTGGCCTGCCCGGTCATTTGGGCGAGTTCGGCGGCACGCAGGTCGGTCAGGTTTTGCCCAGTTCCCATGCCAGCCAGCTTGCTGAGACCAAGCAAGCCCATCTGCCCATCGGTGCCTGAAAGATACTGCTGACCCTGCCCAAGTCCCTGGGCCATGAGCTGGGGGCCGAGCTGATCCTGAAGAGCAATGAATCCAGGGACGGATTGACGAAGGTAATCGAGGTAGCCGGTCGCCTGTCGTCCAGCAAGGCTGGTGCCTGCACGTTCCCCAGTGGTCCCGAGCTTGAAGATGTCAACGGGGCGAGGCACCGGGGCAGTTTCCCCTGCCTTGGATGCACCGTAAGCCGACAACCCCGCGCCCACGGCGGCGGTCCCGATTGCAGTTACTGCCATCGACATTAGATTGCGTCCCCTTCTATTTTATTTTGGGATTCTTCGATTTTCATTACGTCTCCGATTGCGTTGATCGTTATCGAGTTTGTCTCGCTCTTCTTCCAAGAATTGCACCTTGGATCATCAGGATCAAGCAGCGGATTCTCCGATTTCTCAAGAATCAGTTCACCAATTTCATCGGGATCTGTCAAGTTTTCCGGGTTTGCATGGAACGTTGTCCATGTAGTATCCTGCTTTACTCGAAGAAACCTCTTGGTTCCCGGCTGGGTGATTCCCATGTAAGGAGCGATGTGGGTGACAACCCCATCTGGGGTGACGACATCAACTTCTCCCGTGGTAATCACGAATGGATGACGGGTCTTGTGGGTCATCGACATCACAAGAGACCCCGCTGGCATGAAAATCGTCCTAACGTAGAGACCAGGAGTGAAAACGTGACTCAGGGGAAGGTCGATTTTCTCATCCGACTCGACCATCGCATACTCAATCTTGTCCGCCTCGCTGCAATTAGCTAGGACGTCAGGGTCGATGTGCGAAAGGTCAGCGGTCATGCGCAAATACGGATGTCAAGCAATCTGGCCGAACACGTCAAAAACGATCTTGGTTGCACCAGAAGCCACCGTAAAGGTCGTCGTCGTCTTAGCGGTGATGACGGGGGCGTTAGACGTGGTGCTCGCGTCCTCTTGAGAGATCTGCACACGGTAGTTGGTGTCCAGCATTGCACTCGAAAGCGTCACGGTGCGCAATGTGCCGCTACCGGTGGCGTTTCCCGTCACACCGTGCGAGCTAACGATGCCTCCAGTCGCCATAGTTAGGACTCCACCAGCAAGCGAGACGCCAGGATGGAACTTCATCACGTCCGGTGAGACGAAATGAGACGCAGACTGGGACTGCATGTCGGCTTTTACCGCCCTGTCAGCGGGCAATGTGTTCGTCCATGCTACGGAATCTGCTGCGATCTTGGCAGCAGTGATCGAAGCGTCGTTGATTTTGGCGGTAGTCACCGAAAGATCAGCCAGTTTCCCGGTCGTGACGTTCAGATCGGTGATTTTAGAGGTGACTACCGAGTTCGACGCAAGCTCATTCGAGGTGATGCCGCTAGAGCGAACGCGCAGTTTGCCACCAGACACCTCTAGCGTGGTGTTCCCGTTAACGAGAGCATCAGAAGTGAACGTGGTGTCGCCAATGATGTTATTCATCCTTGTGCTAGTAACGACATCGTTGTTAGCGAAGGTATATGTTGTGTTTACGACTCCCATACGTTACTTCTGAGAAAGGATTTGCCTGTTGGTGACGGAACCAGCCACCTTGACGGAGCTTACCTTGGGGGAACCAATTGTTCTTGTCAAGATTACCGTGCCGGTGTAACCCCGAATTCCCGCCAATCTGCAGCGAATTCCAGCGGTTTCCCCGTCAGGGCTGGCATCAAGCACGGTTCCACCAAGGAATTGGGTGGTTGTCCCGATGTCTTCCGCGTTATCGGGGTCTTCCGAGGCGAAGGAGATCATGTATTCACCCGTTTCGTTGGGCAAATTCTGCATGACCACCTGGGCATCGGTGAATCGCTTGCGCTCCATGGTGCCGAGGTCATACCCACGGGTGGTGAGGGACGCCGAAATTGTCGGAGTGACCAGTTCTCCGGTCTCTGCATCCACAATCAAGCGGTCAACCGAGCTATCGGACGACTCCAGCTGGTGCAATCCACCCGTCGATGTCACCGCGTAGATGTTGTTGCGCACCCCGGAGCTACCAATAACGAAATTGGAGATCAGGAATCGTGAATCCCCAAATGTGTCGAGGGACTCCCAGCCTTTATTGAGGAAGTTGAACACCAGAATAGAGTTATTGCCGAGAGCGTCATTCGCACCGGGCGTCGAATCCAGCGCAACGGCAAGGTAGTATCGGTTCTCGAAGAGTGTTCCAACGGCATTGCTTGCGTAGTTGATGTTGATTCGGTCGATGTAGGGCTGGATGTTCTTCGAGATCGGCTCGTCAGCACCGCGAAGGTTGTAGTCGTTGAGGAACTCGACCGCGTAAACCCCGTCGTCGGAGAGGAACATCATCAGGTTCCCGCGCATCACGACGGACTTGCGAGCCAAGCAGCCAACCTCCGAGGTGAGTTCATTCACCCTGGTATCCAGCAGGCTGCCCAGCGTGCCATTGATAATGTGCAGGCTGTTGCGGTTCAGCACCACCAGCGAGTCGTTATAGAATCCATGCATCGCCACAACGTAGTCGGCGGTGCCACCGCTGATGCGGAACTGGTTCTCGATCTGGTCAAACGTCGTGGTGTCCAGAATGTCGGAAACCGCGATCTCGTCGGTGATCTTCGTGCTGGTGAAGACCGGGGCGCTATACGGGCCGGATTGGCTGTAGTAGTGCGGCACCCAGAGGCGACGCTGGAAGTGAATCCCCCACGGCGCACCCGGCTGGTGAATGAACCCACCGCCTACGCTGAACCTGCCTCCGAACTCGAGGTTTCCACTAAATGAATTTTTAGTTCCAATCGGAGCATAAAACGTAATCGTTGTGGTGTTTGCGGAAAATACTTCAAATTCCTTTCCAACTATTGAGGTAAACTCATCAATGGTCGTCTCATAAATAACAATGGTGTCCCCTTTTGTTATCGTTGTGTTTCCAAGTGTATTCTTATCAATAGTAACCAGTCCATTTGACGCTGCCACATTACTTCCAGCAACAATAAATGTCTGTGGTTGGGTGTAAGCCCCACCGGGCGACAAGGTGAACCCATCGGTCACCGTGGCGTCGGTCACCCCGAAAGTAACGGTCTGGCTGGTGCCGAAGGTGTAGGTGAAAGCGTCCCGGTCGGTCACCGATGCAACCAAGAACGTGCCATTGGCGGGCGTGCCGCCAGTGAGTCCTGCAACCACAATCGTCGCGCCAACAAGCAACCCGTGATCCTTCAAGGTCACCGTCACCGTGTTCGTCGCCTGTGCAACAGATGTCGGCCCTCGACCATTCGGATACCATTCAAACGCTTGTTTACCATCCCGGAACAGCATCACCTTGTCGAACACCTGGATCATGTCGGTGTCCTCACCGAGAGCTTCACCAGGTGGGTAGGCAATATCCACCACCGAGTAGTCGGCTAGGTCGATCTTCTTCGCCACCGTGTCCAAGGCGATGATGACGTATTCCTTGTTGTTGCTGTTCGGGTCACTGAACAAGCACGACGCCCGGACGTTGGCGCTGGCAGCATCGTTGATGGGAACTTGGCTCAAGGTGCCAGTTCCAGATACCGCGCTCACCCCGGTAACGGGGAAGCTCAAAGTGTTGGCGTTGACGTAGGTCAGCAAGACCACGCCATTCGAGTTCGTGCCGGTGAAGGTCAGCCCGGCAACCAGTCCATACCCCGAAGCGCCAATAGCAAACCCATGGGATGTCACGGTAATCGTGACGACGTTGCTGGCATACGAGGCTGCCGAGATTGTCTTCGAGGAGTCAATCAGCAAGAACGGAAGCTGCAATGGAGACCCAGCGGTAACCAACGCACCCGTGCGATCCACGATACCCTTGCGAGGACGCCAGTGACCCTCCATCCGACCATTCAGGGAAACGCGAACCTCGCCCTCCTGAAGCTGGTTCAATGGCAGGCGCTGATTCACTGAGACGAAGCCACGATCAACAGCTTCTCCAATCGCGGAGTCCAACGCGCTACCACTCTGGGCGAATTGGCTCATGCGTAATACGCGATGACAAGACCAGAGTTTACAGTGATTTGACTAAATCGGC